AATCAATTACATTATCCACAAAGAGGTGCTCCCTTTACACGATTCACTCTATCCCATTCTTCTGGGGTAACACCATCAAGACCATACACAAGACGGTCTCCTGCTAATGCTGTATAGGAAGGGTGAAAATGACCTGGTGCACCTTGACTGTGTTCAACTTTGTTTTCTTGATCGTGAATGTCTAACTGGATCAGAGCATAGTGCAGAATCTTCAAGATGTCTTTACGTGCATCAGCAGGAGTACCCTTGTTACCGTAACGTTTCGCATACTTGATCACATTGCCCAAGCAAAAACCAGTACCATGCCCACTGTCAATAATAACATCCGTTGCTTGATACTTGTCGGTTGCGTAGTGTTGGTCGTATGTTTGGTCAACATAAGTCTGTAACTCCTCGATTAGTTTTTTCTCATTGAACTTGTAGTTCATTTACACGTCTCCTCAGATCGCTTGTTGAGAACCTATGGTCTCGTTTGTTGAAGTAGATCTCAATGCCTCTGCTGGCACAGATTGCTCTACCAGTAAATTTCTTATCTTTATATTCTGAACCTATTATTCTAACATCAAAGTTGTACATTGTCAAGATGTCTTCGAGATCTTGTTCAGTCTGGTAAGGAATTATTTCATCGACGTATTGAATAGCATTCAGTTGTGCGTAACGTTCTACGAGAGTTTGCACCGGAGAGTTTTTGTTTGCTCGGTCAATTGAGGGGTCAACCTGCAATCCACAGATCAAATAGTCGCACTGGTCTTTTGCTTCGCGGAGCATCGCAACATGTCCTGCGTGGAGAAGATCAAATGTGCTGGCGGTGAATCCTGTAATCATGTAATCACCAATTATGAACTACGTTAGACATGATAAAAAAACATGTCATGAAATTTACCCCAACGATTATAGTTCTCACTATCGTAATGTACTTGTCGTAAGGTTCAGTCTTGTCATCAGAATAACCGCCCAACGAATACTGCCATATCGTCCAGAGTTTTCGCATTAGTGCCACCGATAAAACTTGTGCTGTCCAATCCTACCAACGGGGACCATGCCTCTGTCGTTGATCCAATTAGGTGTTACGTATGTCGCGTGATAATGTGTAGCACCTTCTGTAATGCCTCTCCAACCGCCTCGTAGTGCCATCTCAGCAACGATCTCAGCATCCTCGTATGAATCTGTCTCCATAGGTTCATCACTCAACCCATCACAGAACCACGAGAAGTGACACATACCACGAACCGGAACCACATTACCTTTCCAGTTGGTTCGCATCACAGACTGGTTGACAACCTCACAGACGGTGTTGGGGAACAGGTTACTGTCAACTCTGTTCAACACTACATCAGCAACAGCAATGCGACCAGCAAAATTATCGCTCCGAGACTCATGATAGACATTGAGAGCGAGACATTCAAGTTCTTGGACTCTTGCAGTTTCCTCTGCATCTCTTGATCTGCTTGGTACAAAGACTGGTTCTTCTTCAAGTGTTTGAGGTGCCGGTTCAACCGGCGTTGTTGTTTCAATCGGTTTGGGGTTCTCATCGGTCCCTCCTAAAAGTAATAGGGCACTAGACACAATCCAGAACGAGAAAAATAACCCAATAAACCATACAGATTTATTCGTCACTCGAAATTTCAGCAACGAGTTCGTCTCTAAGTAATTGAGCCATGGTATCTTCTTCACTGTCTTTACCTTTGTTACTGAATTTAAATGCTAGAGTCATTCTTCTACTGGCACCAGCGTAACATGCATGCCAACAATGATGCTCTGGTTCGTCTTTCCTGCCAAAATAATACCAGCGGCATTGCCATCCTGGTTTGTCTTGTATAGTCACAATTTCATCTTTTGCTTTGTCGTAGTAACGAAAGAATCCATCACCAGTTTCAGACCATGTGAAGAGTAGTTGATAGGCATTAGCATTCCAATTAGTATGCCATCCTGTAAGACCATCGTGTGGGTAATGGACAAACAAAGCAGATGAAGCAGCACCGATTTCTATTGGTAGATCGTACTTACCCCATTTGTAAAAATTGTCAAACCCTTCATAATATTCTGCTAAGTGTTCAACAGGAATGACACGATATTGAAGAGGGTAACCTACATGTGCTTCTGGGTCGGAAAGAAATTTTTCTCTAAGAAATTTTTCTGAAATATAGTTTTGAATTTCTTCACTAGTCTGTTTACCGATGTTACATTGTATTCGGTTGTAATTATAATTATCAATGTCTATCTCACACTCATCGCATGTGTTATGAAAATCTGTTATGATTTTATCGAGCAGAGCGATGATTTTTTTATTACGTATTGGTACTTCCATATCATGTAAACTTTAGTTGACTAACACGTTCTGTATTTATCCGTTCTCCAACCCTAGAGTTATCAAACACTGGACCTGTATCTTCGACCATCAGAGTTTGCTCTTCTTGATCAACATCATATAATCTCATCTTGCTTCTATCGACACCGATGATGAAACGTTGGTTCCTGTTAGGGTCATTGTATCGATTCTTCAACTGCTTGACCATCATCTGATTATTCTTCGCTAACTCTTCATTAGAGATCAAAGCAACCATTAGATCTGCGGTTGCTGGTAACCCAAATGATTCTGAGGTATCTTCTAAACCAGGATCAGAATTACCAAACCCACTTCGTGTTGTTTGTGTCGCAGACATAACCGGAAGGTTGAACTCTACAGCAAGACCTCGTAACTCTTCAGCAATTGTTTTTATATAGGTGTAGGAGTTTATGGACCCACCCATCGCTTTCATTCTAGAACTAGAACAAATATTCAAGTAATCGATAAAGATGATTTGAGGAACAAAGTTCTTCTTTAGTTTCAATTCATTGAGCAACGCTCGGAAGTGACCAGAATGTGCTTGACCCGTAGGATATTCCTTGATGATAAGTTTACCTTGAGTCTTCTCTTGGATCTTACCGACCTTTTTCATGAAGGAATCTTTATCTAAAGTATCTAACTTATCGATAGGTACGTTCAACAAGTTAGCATCGATACGTTCTGCGATACGTTCTTCTGCCATCTCCATAGTGATGTACAAAACATTGTGTCCAAGGGAGAGGCAACTAGCAGCGTGATGACACATAAAGAGACTTTTACCCACGCCCGTACCTGCCAGTGCGATGTTCAGAGTCTTATTGGGAAGTCCACCTTTAGTGATCAAATTGAAGTATTCTAGATCAAAGGGGAGGCGTTCCTCTTGCTCATGGTAAAAGTCGTAGCGCTGTTCAACATTAACTAGATAGTCATGACCTACATTCGTATCAAAACTAACTGCTAGTGCCTTCTGTAACAAATCAGGAATCGCATTCTTAGTAAGTGATGCGTTCTTACCATCTAGAATTCCGATGGACTCAAACACAGCATTATAGACTGCTCTTTCCTGACACCATTTCTCCGTCTCGTCAAACAACCAGTCTTCGTTTTCATCTTTGAATGAAAAAATATCTGGGATAACATCCTTGACATGACGTTCCATTTCCGGATTCATATCCAGAGATTGTACACCTAGTAAGAAGGATTCTTCACTAGGAATTTTATTGTATTTCGCTACCAGTTCAACTAAGGTAACAAACAACTTAGAATAGATACCCTGAAAGTAGTCTTTATGTATGAAAGGTAATACTTTACGCATGAACTTTTCATTAGTAATGATATTTCTGAGTACTATTTTTTCAAAGTCTATAATTTGCATGCTAATTTTATGATATCCCTTTGTTTACATTTTTTAACCATTTATCTAATATTACACCATTAGTAACATAAATGCAACGACTTTTTTCTTCACATAGAATTTGCCACCAACCCACTTCAGCAGGAAAAAGTTCATGGTTTTTATGTAACCGATAAACTTTGTCTGTGTCGAACCTATCTCGCCGGTGAATCATCATATGATCCGCGTGATGATATTCTTCTTCGTAAAACAAAGGTACCCCGACTATAAGAGAAGGAGTTTCCCATTGTGTATACGGTGTTCCATGGACGAGCATGTTAGTACGGACGTTGTATTCATACCCCACACCAACACTTTGATCAAGATCGTATGCTTCAGTAATAATCTTGTGCCAAAAGTCATTGTTTTTTAGGGAAGGTTTTACATCGTATCTTGCCCTAACTATCATGTCATATTCTTCTGGAAGATGACACAACAGATCAGCGTGTGCAATTATTTGTTTAGGTCTATTGTACGCTAAATTTCGCCACTCACCGTTGAGGTGATGTTTATCTATCGTCCTAATAAAAGGATACTGTGGGTTACTGTCGTATGCAATGTAATCTATTACAGGTTCTTCTGTGGTATAGAATTCCTCATCAATTTCTTGAGTCGATTGACCTTCCCAAGTGTGGAAAAAGAAATCAGCATAGGGGAAGATTGTTCGATAGTCTGCAATATTTTGTAGTGCATTATATCTAACTAAACCAGAGAAACACACAGCTACTTTCATACTATTTTTCTTTTACTACAACAGAACCGTCAGCAATTCCTCTCTCCATGATGTCCTCAAGAATTGTTGCGGCATAGTCTTGGAGAGAGATATCCTCTTCTGTCAAGGTAGAATCCGGAGTAGTGATAATACTGAAGTTGAACTTCAGATAAGGTTCATCAGCATCATCAGCAAGGGCAACATTACCCATGGAGATAACAGTTTCAGTGAAATCCCCTTTCAATATGCGTATGTGCCATGCCTGTGAATTAGGGTTATCTTCTACAGGAACGAGTTCGTAATCAATACCTTCACAGACTTTATCTAAATCAATCACCTTCCACCTCGATATCTAAATCTATGGTCGCACTCCCTACAGAGAATGCATTCTTCACAAACTCTTGAAACACTTGATCCTCTAGTATACTCGACCAGAAGTTTTTGTCAAGGTCTGCGAGACGATATTTTTTCTCTTCGTTGACTTTCTGATACCATCCATTAGATGGTTTGATAACATGTCCACTTGCCATAGCAACATCAAGTAACCCTGACATCTCATCGATACCACCTTCCCATGAGACGGTGATTGGAATCTTAGACTGCTCTTTGACAAAGCGAGACTTCTCAACCTTGATGACAAAATCATAACCCATGACTTCGGTACCAGTCTTGTTCTGTCTGCGACCAATGATCCAGATGTTGTTTGCTGAGTAGTAAATACCAGTACCACCACCAACAATATCTTTCGGATACAATCCAATCTCTTTGTACGTGTGATTGATTGCAAGCAAAGGAATGTTCTTCATTGCAAGATAAGGTGTGGTCATACGGAACAAACCTTTCAGTGCTTTTGCTCGTGACATATCAGCAACAGATTTTTCGTTCTTGGCATCTTCGAGTTCTTTCTTAGATGCTAGGTTACCAATAGAGTCAATCACAATGATCACATCATCTTCTTTATCCATGTCCTCTAACTGAGCAATGAGATCAAACTTCAACTCTTCAACGTCCATGATAGGAACGTGAAGCACACGAGAGGTGTCGATGCCAAAGTTGTCGAAGTATGATTGCGGTGAACCAAACTCAGAATCATAGAACAACATGACTGCATCAGGTTTTGCGTTGAGATATGCTGCTGCCATCTTCAATGCAAACGAGGTCTTGAAGTGTTTTGATGGTCCAGCAAGCACTGTGAGTCCTGCTGTGATCCCTCCGTCGAGTGAACCTGTCAGTGCCACATTCATCATGGGCACGTCAGTAGGTACTACTTCCTGCTCTTGGAAAAACTCTGACTTGTCCATCTGAGCAGTCAGTTTAATCTTCGAGTTCTTTTTTAGTTTCGCCATTAGCGACATAGTATTTCCTCTAATTCTTGGTACCCACCAATTGGATTACCGTCTATTTTAATTTGTGGAAAGGTAGTTGCGCCCACAAACTCTGCTAGGATTTCTTCCTTAGTGAAATCTATTTCATATATTTTGTATTCATATTCAACACCCTTTGCTTCACATAGTTGTATAGCAGCGTCACAGAAGTTGCACATCAATTTACCCCAGATTTCAATGTTCATATCAATCCTTTAGGTTTTTATAATTGATACATTCATCAAGTAAAGGAAACTTATCAGTCATACTAGAAAAGATTTTAGCATCAGTATTCTGAAACTCGCCAGAAAATGCTTTTGATTTTTTGAATGATAATCCTTCTTCTTTCTGTGCACGAATAAAAGTAGGGATAGTAAGAAGTTTTTCTTCTTTGATAGTTGACAACGTTTTCTTTACGATGTTGAAATTACCAGTACCAGTACTCTGTACATAATCATGTAGTTGATTATAGAAAGTCTGAGTAACCGCTCTCATTCCAACAATACCAGTCTTGATACAAGCAATATCAAAGTGTGATGCCATAATCATTTTACGATCAAGCATGCTACCGCCTGAGATTAGTCTGCTGTATGATTGAATGCCTTTAGTAGTACCGCCAACTAGATTGAGTTGTGATCTTAGCACCTCTCTAATATCATCGTCAGACGCTTCTTCGGGTGCATAGATAAACCTTTCCTCATTTACACCCGAAAGGATTCTTTCAATAGTATCCCATGGGACAGTAGTCTTCAATACAATTGTCGATCTAGATTGGTTCGAGATCTTCAAACAAGCATCGATAATATTTGCATCATCAAAATCATCTTTATTTAATTTCGCATCTAGGCAAACATAATAAAGTTGTTGAGCAGTATTCTCTAGAGAATCATCAATGGAATCGTATTCGTTGACAACGATCTGAGACCTAGAATTGTTAGTTGCAAACATAACGCTGACAGATTTAGCAATAGCATTGGTACCAATAACAGCAATATTCAATGTGTTGATTGCTGATGATTGACCATCGTTAATTTCTGTCGGTGGGGTGTTTACAATTTGAGAATCTGTTTCTTCATCAAAGTCAATTTCTACAACGTTATCGTCACTCATGTTTTATTCCTTATAAGTTTTTGTAAATATATTCAATTGCACGATCTGCTTCACGTTCTAGTGGTCTATTATCATACCACTGTCCTGTTTCATTGTCAAGCTCTCGACACATATCTGCAATTTCTTTTGCGGTTATATCATAACTTTTCTTCAACGCATTACCTGCAATTGCAATCATGATCTGATATAATTTAGAGTACCAACCAGTTTTGGTTATGGTCATATACTCAACACCTAGTTGTCTAGGGAAGAAGGGACAGTTTCGATATGAAGTCCACGACACATCCCTACTAAGTTTAGACTTTCTGTAATTCAGAATCTCTTCTTTCATCGAATCCGGTAGTCTATCTAGGAAGTTATCACCACTAGGTTTCGAGTAAGGATATGCTTCCATCAATTCGGTTGGGTCGATGTCCTTACCATCGTTAGTGAAATAGAAGTTGAACGCATCAGGGTATTGAGCTGGGACGTAATACATCCGAGATAGATCTTTGGTCTGTTCATCACCACCCAATGCTTTGAACCGTTCGTTCAGTGCATACCAGAAGTGCGGAATGTTCTCTGCGGTTACGCAGGTCGTAGTCGGGAAAACCAATCTAAACTTGGGTTGCTTAGGAGTGCTACTAGCGGTTGAATAACAGATGAATTTATACTCTCCACAGATATGTTGAAGTGTTTCACTAAGATTATCAAGAGGATCAAACTCGTCAATATCCATAGCACACCAATGACCCCACTCCACAACATTTTTATTAGACCTTGTCCCACCTTCGTGGTAGATAGCAGGACTAATAAGAGGACTAGAATTATTTCCACCTTTGTTCCCTTCCTTTTTAGACAAATTCAAAAACATACGCTCGAACGCATCCCAAGAATCATGTGTGACTCTGCGATGCGTTTTGTTATCGAAAGTATTTTTGAATATAGTTACTGAATACATGGTCTTATTATATATTATTTTCACTGTGCTGTCAAGCAAAAAATGCTTCTAAGGTAGCAACTGGTTCTGCCGTCCAACCAACTGCTTTCAGGATAGGGTCTAGCGGATCAAGGAATGACTTGGCAAACATCTTGTCGTAGTCAACCTTGGGATGCACCTTGAACTCTGGTGGCAACTGATCCGAATAACTAATGACGTTCTCTCTCAGTCGGTTCGGGACTTTCAGATAGACAAACTTGATCTTCTCTCCGTCCTTGATCGATTCATACTTCTGTGTCAACCCTTCTTCTTTCAAGTAGTGATTGAATAACAGAGCACCTCGCACGTGTATCGGAGTTCCCTTTCCGTAGATGGTTCGGATATCAGCAAACTTATTCACGTCAGAGACACCTCGTGGAAACGAGATCTGTTCAACCGGAAGCGTCTTGAAATATGATCTGAAATCAGATATGAATTTCTGAGTGTCTTGTTCTGAACCCTTGACCAGAATCTCAAACAGTTCTTTGAACTTGTCTCGCACAACCTGTGGAGTGCTTGACTTGACTGCTTCGATGCCCATCATCTTCAACTTGGGTTCGGCAAAGCGAACACCCTCACTGTCGTGAACGTTTAGTATGTAGCGTTTCTTTGCCATCCAGATACCACGGTCTGCAATTACCTCACGCTTCATCACCATGCGGTTCTCATAGGCACCTGTCTCATCTGCGAGAGACTGATATGCTTTTGCTATGACCTTCTCGAAGTGCTGGCAGACACCGTCTAGAAAATTGACTGGGTTCTTGGGAGCATGCATCTTGACCAGACCCGACATGTTGATATACACCGAGTCAGTATCAATCGCAATGACATGGTCCTGCTTGTCGCCCAGTATCTCTTGCATCTCATCGTTCACTGCTTTCTCTGCACACTTGATTGCTCGCTGACCAGACAAAGTAATGCCCTCTGCGATACGAAGATCGAAGTAACGAAAGTACTGGTTCGCCAGCGCACCATAGAGAGAGTTCATAAGGATCTTGATACCGGTCTGCTCAGTGTCCAAGGTATCAATCACACCTTCTAACTTGGGGTCTTTGGTCTTCTCGTATTGCTGCTTTGCTTTGATCATGTCCTGCTTGATCGTGACACGATTGTTGTAGAACTTTTTGATAACCTTGGGAATGATACCTTCCACATCGTTTCTATAACGAGTGCCGTTAGCAGCAAGACTTTCACCCTCCATGTCAAGTGTTTCGGGAGACATGTTATACTGAACAATGATGTTCGGATATAGAGA